AACGTGAATGTGAGTTTGCGTACGGATACCACTTCGGCAGTAGCGGTACATGAAGCTTTTGAAGATGATGTTTGGGCAGCGAAGTTGTGTGCTTCTGCGGCTAGTGCGGCTACGGTATTGGGGTGGACCACCAATCCATCTCAGTTGCGAGATTATGCGGCTGGTACTGTTCTCCGTCGTGAGAGCGCTCAGTCGAAGGAGGTAACTCGAGCTGATGCGTTAGTCGTTGATGGTACTGTAAGCTTTGTCCCGCCTTTACAGTTTGCTGCTGCGATGGTACAGCATAATGCGGATGTGGGTATGTTTACATTGCCATATCATCCGTCAATGTTGGTACACAAGTCCGGAGAGCTATATGGTACCGGTGTTCATTACACGCTTGACGAGCATGAGTTGAGGTTGTTGTATCCCGAGTCTGTGGCAGGTGTGACACGTATTGATGCGACTGCGTGGCATGGTTGGCTGGTTAACACTGTGCGATCTCTAGAAGGTATGCCTGGTGTGTCTTTTCAGTATGAGCTGATGGGCACGAGGGGGCCGTTCATGTTGGTTAGAGTCGTGCGTAATGATAAACCGGTGCCGGAAGGGCAGTCGTTTGTGCATTCGTTACAGCTACAAGGGATGGAGAACCTTACGTTGGTCAAGACTTGGCGGTTGAAGAGTTTGGCTGTCAACCCGTATAGTGAGGGTTCTTGGGAGCCGGTGGAGATAACGGTGCCAACGCGGGTAGTGGAAAAAACCCATGATTATGCTATGTCACTTAGTGCTGATCAGTTTTCTCGACATGCTGTGCGTAAGCGGTTAGCCGTCGTCAATGATAGGGTTGTGATACAGGGTACTACTGTGACAGTTAACGATGCACTAACGAGTGAGCACTTAGATCATCTTGAGACTGCAATATTCACACATTGTTTTGTAGCCCGTTATGAGTCGGGTCGTTTGGCGGGTGCGTTGCGAAAGGTTGTTGATCAGGTTGCTGGGTTCGGTGCTTTGAGTACGAGTGTTCGTTTGGTGCATATACTGACGGCGTGTGCAAGTTTTGTTTACGATTGGACTTTAGGGGCTGTCGATCAGCGTATGCGAGATGTTTTTGATTCGATACGCCGTTGGTGGAGTAATCGTAAAGAACATCGCGCTTCCTTTGAAATGGCGCCTACGTTTATACGTTACGAAACACTCGTTCGCGTTCAAACTGGGGGTATTACGACAGCTTTGAAGAAGTATATTACCGGAACGTTTCCGGCACAGAGCGCAGTTCCGTCTATGCCAGGGTTTGGTTATTCCGCTGTTGTGGGAGCTGCGGTGGATCGAGCCGTAGGCGAAGTGCCGGTGTTGGACACGGCGGCTGTTGAGGTGCGTGGTCGCACTCATTTGTTTGCGGACGTGGTTGACACTTCGGGAGATGGGTGTGAAACGGAGGTGGCAGAGCAATTGTTATCGCAGATGCGTAGCTTGAATGAGTTTGATGAACCTGGGCATGGGCGTCATTATCTCGGGAACGTGACTCATGAGGAGAGTCTTTATGCTGTTGATTTGCCTCAAGATGATTATCAGTACGATCCCGGGTTCGTTACTACGTTGGACGATTTTCATGAAGCTGTAATTCCGGGGTTCAGGAATGTCGATTTCAAGTATGATCCTTCGTCGATTTCGGTGGATGATCAGGATCGATCGTTAGCTGCTGAACAGTTGGTGTTACCGTTGCATTTTGGAGAGATGCCTCGTCCTATGAAGGTGTACGCGAGTCGGTTGCAAGCGTATAATGTCACGAAGAGGCCCATCACTTTGCAGGAATCACTTTCGGCTTTTCATGCACGCAACTTGTCTGCGCCTGTGCTGATGTTGCCGCAGCATGATGAAGAATTGGTTTTGCAGGTATGGGAGGACTTTTTAGATGTGGCGTGTTTGCCGGACGCTCGCGAGAAGTTGGTGCGGTATCAGGATGATCCGGTGGCGTTGGAAGAAAGTGCGGTGCGTGATTGGATGGGTAAAGCACGTCCAGAGAATCTGGTTAAGGTTGTGAAGTACTTACTTGACAATCCTGATGCGTGGGAGGAGATGCGTTTAGGGCGGTATGAGTCTATGCCAAAGACGGATGTGAAAGTACCGTTGTCGGATAAACCCTTGAATTCTCGCGTTGAACCGCAGGTGATTGTTCATCATATCACTGCGATCAATGCTATCTTTAGTTCGGTTTATCGTGTGTTGGTTCGAAGGTTCTTGTCTCTACTCAAACCAAATTTTATGGTTAATTTGCTGAAAGATATGCCGGAGGTTCGTGATATGATGCAGGCGCATCATGATTGGTCTGTTCCTTTGAAGTATTTGGAGAATGATTTTAGTAAGTACGATAAGTCGCAGGGACAGTTCGTTCACTTGTTAGAGCAGCATGTTTTCCAAGCATTGGGTATGAATGAGAAAATGTTGGATGCTTGGGGATTAGGGCATGTGGATTGTAGCATCCGAAGCTTGACAACAGGTATATCCTTGAGCGTGCGTTATCAGCGTAAGTCCGGGGATGCGACAACTTCTTTTGGCAACGTTCTTGTGAACATATTGTCGGTGGTGCACGCGTATAAGGGCACTGATATAGTGTGGGCGGTTTTTATGGGCGATGATTCGCTTATCGCTGCGCGTACGGTTTGCGCTGGTGATATAGCTGTTCGCACGTTGGCTGAGAAGTTTAATTTACAAGCTAAGTTTTTTATAACTGATGCTCCATATTTTGCTTCTAATTTTATCCTGGTTTACCAGGATGAAAGGCGGATTGTGGCGGTTCCAGATCCGTTGAAACGTGTCGAAAAGTGGTCTATGGCTATTCCAGCTGCTGATCCTAAGTGGGAAGAAAGATACATTAGTGCGGAAAACACATTGCGTGTGTATCGCAATCGTAGCAATTTAGTGGGGCTGGGTCGAGCACTGTATGTTCGCTATGGGTCGCTTGATGGTATCGATCTTGACACAGTCGGTGATGCAATTGCGTCCGCAATTCGTACACCTAAGGACTTTCGCTGTCTTTGGGAGGAAGAACCTGTGGATGTGGTCTTTTAGGTTACGGAAACAGTTGTGTGTTCATTTCCTTTGTTTAAACTTGTGAAAATGAGAGTGAATGCAAACATAAACAAACTTAAAACAAGGTCATGGTTGACGATAAATGAATCCGGTCGGGAGACCTAAAATTACAATCGTTACAATATTTCTTATGTTCAAAGCCTTATCGAATAATAGATGGGCA